TCTTGAAGCCTTGTAGTCGTGGTAAACCAATCCAAAAGCAAAGATGTACGCAAACTTCAAAAGCCTCTGGCTCAATGGTTGCAGGATCAATAAATTTTTTTGTATCTTCTATTGCATTGGATAAGTCTTTATCAAAGATTGCTAATACTTCTTCATTAGTTAATGGTTTTTCTCTATTCAGTAATTCTTGCTCATCATCTTTTATCATATGTCCTACTGCTATAGTCCACAGTCCAGATGTGCATTTATACTTCTCATATCTGACACCTTCCCATCTGGTGATATCTTTTGCCAATCTTTCTCTATTCATTAGTTACTATACCTCTCTATCAATCTTGATAAATACCATTGTGCTTTTTTTAGATCTTCTAGCTTTCCTTTTGATTTGTAGCGAACCACATACTTCAAAACATT